TGATCAGGGCGGTTTCCGCTGTCCTCAGGATAGCCAAACTGCGAGTACCAAGGATAGTCCTTACGTAGAAGCGCGATCCTGTGGGTAGACGCGATCTGCCTGTACTTGTCGGTGTCCTGCATCCACGCCGGAAACGTAAGCCTGTCCTCAACTCGTCCTAGCTCAAGCGCGCGGGAAAATGTACCTTCTATCTTGGGATGCATGGTTGACTTAAATCCGCGACCTAGCCACGCGTCACACATGGTAGTTGCGTACAGGGCTAGAGCCTTCTCGTGACCGCGCCACATCCTAGCCGCCGGATGATTTCTCCAGCCCTTAGGGTCACGGTGTTCACCGCGAGGATCTAGTTGTGTAAGTGTAAGCATGAGCTGCCATGCCTCAAGAACCTGCTTGTTAAGACGCTTGTTGTCAAGCTCCTGGGCAATACGCTCGAAGGAGTCAGTCTGAGGTAAGAAGGTCTGCATGTACTTGTCCGTTCGTCATTGTGTAAATTATATCAGGAAACTACTACTTTTCCTCCGGAGGATTTATGTCCTCAACCTCCATTTGTTCCTCATCCATCTGTTCCTCGATGGACTCGATCGGAACGTATATCCCAACCACGGTTACCTTACCGCAGGTTATACACTCGCATACCGCACCGGGACTTAGGTTTAGCGGAACGCTTACGTTTACAAGTCTTGTGATGATGTTGCCGCGCTCGTCTACGCTGTCAGGCTCCCAGACACTATTTTCCTGTATCCAGCAAAGCTCACACTGAGGCACAAGATCCTCATCGTAGTCTCTAAGCATCTGCGGTTACTCCTATGGGACTAGAGTACCACTTTTTCTTCGCCGCGTGTCGGGAGAAGTCCCTGTCACCGTTTATTAAAAATTCTCGATCTCCGATCTTTTCCGGAGCATCTCCCTGAGGATTTCCCTCTAACGAGTCTGATATTGCCTTCGCGATGTACTTGCCAGCCTGCACCGCAACTGCCTTGCCCCACACCGCAGATAAGGATGAATAGTCTCTTACACTCTCGATGTCCCAGTCGTCAGGAAGTCCCTGCATGCGTGCAGCCTCACGGTGAGTTATAAGTCTTGGCTCAGTCGGATGAATCACATGATCTAATGCTGATCCTGTAAGAACGTTACACCAGTGATCCTCCTTCCATCGATAAGGTTGTGAGAATCCTAGCTTAAAATTTTTACGTAAAACTCGAGGAGATATATCTATCCACTTTTGTGGAAACTCTCCGTTGTTCATGTCTACTGCCTTCTTAATCGCGCCACCAAGATCACCGTTACCTTGCCAACCCTCGTTTCCGATGATGTCAAACACCTCCTCGATACGTTGAGCGTGGATGTTTGTCTTTCCCATGTGACCGTTTACCGTTCCATTTTTAGATCTAAGGTGTTTTACCCACTTACTTGCAGGTGCTATATAACTTTGACTGTTCCATGACTGTGGCATCTTTGCAAGATCACCGATGATGTCCATGATTCTTGGAAGTTCCTTTGGCTCTATGTGCGGTGCGTTAAACTTAATTCCACTTCTTACAGCTACCCAGAAGTATCTTGGTCGATATGAGAATCCACCAACCTGTAGGTTATTGTGTTTTACATGATAAAGATCATACTTCTTGCCAGATATATCCTCAACCATCTGGCGATACTTGTTCATTACGTCTCTTCCTTGGGTGTAAGCCTGCTGCACGCACTCAAAGACAACCGCCTTTGGTGCAACACGCCCTGCGTAGCGCATGAATGCTCGTGTGTGTTCGTGTGCCTTTGCGTCAGGACCGCGGTTAGCCTCACCGGACCAGACAGACCAACCAGAGCACGGAGGACAACCTACGACAACGTCTGTTTTCTTAACAGGCCATTCTCCTGGATCGTCTGAGAAGTAGTGAGTCCACTTATCACCAAGATGATGACGGTTAGCTTCGGCAACTGGATTTCCAAAGTTTAATGTTCCTGTGCGCAGTTGCATCTCCATGCCTGTCTGCACAAAGCCAAGACTCATGAACCCTGCTAAACCGTTGCAGTCAATAAAGTTAAGATCAGACAAGTATACACCTCTCCTAGTTAGCCACGGAAGGACTGTATACCGCCTTCACCGCGGATGTCCTGTTATTCCGCGGTGTTTTCTTTCAGTCCAACCTCGTATCCACAGCCTGCGTATCCGGCGATGTCTACCCAGGTATCTGGCTTATAAGGTGATCCTTCTCCTACGTCTCTAGATAATTTTACAAGTATCAACGCGGTTGCTACGTCTCTACGTGTAAACTTTCTTCCAAACGCGGTAGACCAAAACTCCGCTATGCGCCCGAAGTTATCATACGGTCCTCCGTAGTCTGCGTCTCTTGACCCAGAAATTAACGAGGCAGCCTGCCTAAGAGCCTCAACGCGTGGAAGTGTATTTTCAGTATTATCTGCCATTTTACTTAGTCCTCCAGTTTAGTGTTTACACTTACGTATCCGATAAGTTCTCCACCTTGCTCGTTACCTCTTAACTTCATCTCAGTGAGCGCAGGTAGTTCCTCATTTTCATTGCCCATGATTCTTCTCCACTCGGTTCTTGCCTTCTCTCTAACGTCGGCAAGATCCTTTCCGGAGACGATGAACTCGATAGCTAGTCTCATCAACGTATTCTTTTCTGTAGTTGATATGGTGTGTAGTGGGTGCCGTCAAGAACTGGTTCCTTGCCATCACTAGACTTAAATATGATGTCTCCGTAGCGTACCGCAACTACCTTTCCACGTCTTCCGTTGTGCATGGTTCCGGTATCTCCGTCATATGCATCACTCTTTACCCGTACCTCGTCACCGACAAGTATGGCGCCTGGTTGTGCGTCTGCCCACACCTCATCTGGTTTCTCCGGAAGTATCGAGTGGTTCACCGCAAGCTTTGTAAATAACTCGACGGTCTCCTTTACCTGGTTGTTCGATAGTTTCATCTCGTTCCAGGTTTCAAGTAGCTTAAGTATGGCGGTTCCAACACCAACCTTAACCTTTGCCTCCTGCATTTGACCTTTTATCCAGTCAAAGTTTACCTCAGGCATCCTGTTCCTCCTTATCATTTGGTAAGCACTTACTACATAGTCCAGGTTGCTTTCCAGCACCTACGTCATCAATTGCTCGATAACACTGAATACACTTGACTCCGCTTGACCTTACCTTGTATCCTTCTATCTGTCGTTTTTTATTCTTTTCCATCTTTTCAAGATATAGACGATCAAGTACCTCGTCTGTTCCACCCGCCGCAACGATTATGTTTGCAACAAAGTGAAGAACGTCAACTGCCTCCTTCACGATCTCCTCGCGGTCTGCGTATGGTTGATCGTGCTGCCAAGGCTTCCATGAGATCGCCTGGCGCATCTCCGCAAGTTCATCGTCGATTGCCAGCATGTTCCAGCGCATGTACTCAACTAACTTACGAATCTTGCGTGGATCATCACCTGCCATCTCATCAAAGTCGATGAAATACACGTTCTTCTGTAGTTCACGTGTTTTTCTTAGCCAACCTTCAAACAATATTCCCATTGTTATGCCTTTCTGCTGAATATCTCAAGTGAGTCTGATAGCATAACTGCCGCATCCCGCTTGTTTGGAATTGCCTGTATGTATGTTTCTCTTTGTTCCTTTGCCAGCTTGCTTCTTTCATCGGCAGACATCTCCTCGATACTTGCCGCGATATGAAGCCATGGTTCTCCAAGAGCTCCACTTTCACGCCAGTCAGTTGCAACAGGTGTAAGTGCGTTTATTGATTGAACTAGTCGATATGTCCACCAGGTTCCTCCGGTTTGATAAGGACTAATAAGTGCACCTATGCCACTTGCGATCTGTGCGGAAACCTGTTCATCTGTCCAACCCTTGTGCCACTTCATCGGAACGCTTGGACTTGACAACGTTGCTATGGTAGACTTAGTCCAGTTTGTTGAGAAGTTTTCAACTACCCACTTCTCACGACGTTCAATCTCAATTGGATCCTGCATCGTAAGTAGATATGAGTCTAAGTTTATTCCTTTTATAGACGCAGCCGCACCTGTTGGAAGTTGAGATATAACCTTTCCTGTTCCTGACCAAGGAAGAGACGGATATATGGTAGTTGGCCACGTATCATTTAATAGATAGTCAACCACACCCATAAGATCATCAAGAACACTTGGTGTACTGGCGTGCATGTATCCCTTGCGATATGAGTAAAAAGGTTTTGTCATGTTCTGTGGGTTCTTTGTCATCGCGCGAAGGCTTGCGGTAATTCTTACCGGCTCAGGCGCGTCGATATATAGTGCTAACTTGTCAGAGTCACGTAACACGTCAATAACGTTTAACGCACCGTATACTCGATTTGCACTTAAACTGGTAAGCGGGCTTAGTCCAACAAGAACGTGATCATACTCATCTAGATCAGACGCACTCCATGATATCTCAGGATCCGTTTGAACTATCTCATGTCCCTGCACGCTTAAAACATGTGACAGTAGACTGGCAAATGAAAGTGAGCGTCTGTTTGCATCGGTTGATGCGTGTGGCGCCGACATTCCTGTTATTAGTATCTTACTCATGCACGTGTCCCATCTGCGTTAAGCTTAACGCCCTTGTCCTCTGCAACTGCGCGTTCAATAATTCTGTTACAGTGCTCAACAAACTTGTCATAGGGTGGAATGTAAGGTGCAAGCGCGTTTCGTTGCGCAAGTGCAGCCTCGGCTAGTTGATCGGTAGACATCTTCTCAACGTCCGCGATCTTTAGCTTATATGGATCACCTAGTGGATCACCCTCGCCCTTGTCGGTAACAAGAATTGAGCCAACGTGCGCCGCATATAAAAAGCGACTACGCCACCAACCTGATCCGGCGTGTGGATATGGTGGAGAAAGAATTCCCCAGTGGTTGTTGTAGAACTCAAGTACGTCCTTCTCCGTGTCAAACCTTTGTCCGCCTAGTTTTTTAATTAGCTTACGACTTCCGACGATCTCAACCGGCCACGTTAGTGACTTACGCTCAAGCCAGCCGTCATGTGGCATAAGTGCGCCTAGCACCCATGCACGTTTCTTTTCTGTCGCCGCAAGTTCAGTTACACCCTGCATCGTAGGAACAACGGTTGCCGTCGGATCAAGTGCCTCGATCAGACCAACGTCACTTGGCATACGCTTGCGAACTATTGAACGATCACCAAACGAGTACATCGGACAAACAGGAACCATACCTGCTGCCCAACGTGTATCGATAAGATCTGTTGCCGCCTGAACAAGACGCTTCTCCCAAGGTTTTATATTTTCATCGTTATCCATCATGTAGTATCTCTCGATATAACATTTCCTTGCGGCCTCTGGATTTACCTGCCTAATTCTTTCAAGCGCAGCCTCGATGTCCGCGCGACTAAAGTATGTTGCGCCTTCGTCACCGCGATGTTCGGTTCCAACTAAAAGATGCTTGTATAACATCTGTGGTTTACGAATTAACGCGCGTGCTCCATTAAATACAGTGTTAAACTGCCAATCATCAAAGAATCCTACGCAGGGAATACCAGATGACAGTGCATATAAAGCACCCATCGCACCTTGGCGTCCGTTAAGTGAATTTAGAGGAGCAAGATTGATCCATAGAACGTCATATGAGGACAGATCCTCACCAGGTGTGATCTTACGCCAGTCAACGTCATGACCTGACTCACGTAACGCCTGAGCAATAGAAGCAGGCACATCAATCTTTTGAATCGTACGTTTTTCCGTGTTGATCTGCAACGCGGTAAAACCACTCATCAGTACTTTCATAATCCACTACCTTTCGTCTAAGTAGATTTGGAATGTCACCTAGACTATATCAGAATAGGTGACAAACCAGACTTACTTAGATTAGAACGGAGATGCTGGTGGTGCTGCTGCTACAGGTGGCGCAACTGCAACTGCAGGAGCAGGTGCTGGTGCAGGTGCCGGAGCAGCCGCAGGTGCCGGTGCAGACGCTGCTGCAGTTACACCTGGGTAGTATTGCTTGATCTCATTTTTCTTCTGGCCTTGCCAGGTTCTAGATGAGACCTGTGCACGGAATGCACGACCACGAATTGCCTGCTCGATCTGAGCGTTTGATGGGTTGGTTGAGAAAAACTCACGACCAAGTCCAAGTGCGTGCATCTTACGGAAGAACATTCCGAGAGCTGCGCTGTTATCTGGAGTTACAACAAGGTTATCCCAAACTAAGCGCTTTGCATGTGCGCCGTTTTGTACCTGTGCCTTTATGGCAAACATTGTCTTTCCAGACTGTGATACCTTTGCTGTGGCTTCAACTACAACAAGGTCGTAGTCGCCATCCGGTAGTGGATCATATCCTGCCGATACTTCACCGGCGTCTTTTACTAAATCGCCCCAATTAAGTGTACTCATTGTTGGCTATTTTCCTTTCGCTGTAGTTGTTGCATTTGTTTTTTCACCAAACACCATATCCAACATGCGTTC